GTAACCCACCGGTGAAGTCGTCAACCAGCACGGCGTAATTCACCCACTGTTCTACTAATTCCTGCCGCTGAGATGAGAAGCTGCCGTTGTAATCCTTTGATATGCTGGAGTAGCTGCCGCCGATACCTGCCGCCGTCGCACGCAGCTGCCCTTGGCGGAACGTCACGACGTTCGGGTTCGGGCGCTTGGAGTCGATCATGCCGATGTCTTCGCCGACGTCCAGGTCATCGATGATCGTGCCGGCTGAGAGGTTTATCTCGCGATCGTCACTGCTTGAGCCGCTGTACAGGTCTGGCGTGCCTTTCTTGACGTAGGCCGTCAGCATAGCCGCGATCTTCGCCGCCACTCGCTCGGATTCTTCGTAATCCTTGATGTCTTCCATGCGCGTGATGACGCTGGCGAACTCGGAGATCCCGCGCATCTGCCCGATGTGGTCAAGCGCAGCCAGGTGAATGACACGCTCCCACGGAATAACCCGGGTGACCGTGCCGTATACCTGCGACACCTTCCAGGGCTCGGAGCGATACGTGTGCAGCGCAGTGGGCCTGCCCCAGGCGTTACGCTGGATGCCCTGGGCGATCCTCTGGCTCTCGTTGTTGTAGTCAAACGGCACCAGGTCAGATTCGAATACCTCAAGCGAGAGCGGCACCCGCGTCCCATGATCGAGGTCTGGCCGCGGGCCTTGCAGGAACTGACCGAACGCCTCGCCATCCCGAATCCACGCCCGGGCCATTGCACGCTGCAGCCTTGAGAGCGACAGCGTGTGCGTCACTTCCGGCTTGCGCGAAAAGTCCCGCCAGGCTTCAGTCAGGTCCGCCGCGTATTCCTTGTGTATTTTCCCGTCTGCCCGGCGCGGCTGCGGCTCGATGCCGATGCCGTGAGCGCCAGCCACGTTATTGACTAGCGTCCGGAGCGCTCCGCGCGCGAGGTCGTGATTCCTTGCCAGGTGCCGAACCTGTGTGCGGATAGCGACGGCGTCACGCTGCACCACGGCGTTCTGCGAGGCGCGGTTCGTGTAGAACTTACGGTGCCTACTCGGCTCGGCTGCTTCGTAGCGGGCCAGTACAGATCGAGCGGCACGACGGCGAAGCCCGGCAGCGGGGCTGACGTACTCCACCATGCGATCAACAATGGTCACGATAGGTGCCGGCTAAGATTGGCATGCTTGAAGCGCAGGCCACCGCCGGAACTCTCGCGCCCGACCTGGGCTTGCAGTTCCTTTATGGCCTGGCGAACTTCCCGCAGTTCCGCCATGCGAAACGTGCGATCGCCGCCGCGCACCTCCTGCGCCTGCAGGATTTCCGCCTCAGCGGCAACGTAAGCGTCAAGTCGTGTTTGGGTGCTCATACAGCGTAGAACCGCCATTCAAATTGGTCGGAGAAAATAACTTCTCGCACGGCATACTCCTCACAGCTGCCCGGCAGCACGATGGTTTCGCCGCGCTTCGGGCGCTCAGGGATTTCTGATTTCCTGACGGAGCAAAGCACCAATGCGGCATTGACCTGCGCGAATTCGCCGGACGTTTCGAGGTCGCGCTCAGGAATAACCACACAGTCTGTGCGCGAGCCGTTTGCGAAAATGTAGAACGCCGATTCACCGACGCCCTTATAGATGCGATCAACGCCGCGGCTCATGGCCGCGGTGAAGTGGCTCATTACGCGACGGTGCCGGGTACGCCGGTAAAGAGGACCTTGATCGTGGCGTCCGTGGTTGCCCCTTTGGATTCAGCAGCAACCGCGGGCGGGCCGGTGACGTCGCCTGTGGCGGGAGAGGCTGCGTTGTCGTCAAACTTGCCGACCGATGAATCCCACGTCAGGCTCTCGCCCTGGGTGATCACCGCCGCGTCCACCTTCGGGACGTCAAAGACGCCCTGGGTTGCAACACTGCCAGTCTCGCCGCTCGCAAGATCAACCAGTGCGACACCAAGGATCTCGCCCATCTTCACAACATCGCCGGACGATATGGCACCAGTAGCCGTGTGCTGGAATACCGCACCAGCAGATTTGTAGTTTGTAGCCATGTTCAAATCTCCGTATCTGGATAAACTGGCGACGCTGATGCACCGCCGTGTTCATGCTGGGTTTACGCGGTACCCGCGTTAGTGACTGCGCCGCGGTAATCAACCACCCCGACACCGAAGTCCAGCGTTGCGCGCCACTTGGTGCCGCGGCTGTTGAACTGCTCCTCCATCACGATCATGGGTTCGCTCTCGCCATTCAGGAACGCGACCTCAATAACCGGGGCGTCGTTCGGATCGGCAAACAAGTAGTAGCGAGTGCCGGAAAGTCGGGCAGTGTCCACGACATCGGTAAACAGGCCTCGCACCTTGTTCGGTCGCTGCAGCTTGTTGGCCGTGTCGGGATCGTACTGGGCATCGTTGATCACCCGGGCCGTGCCGCCGGTTGCCAGCGGGCCGAGCCACACTGCAGGGCGAAGATCCAGGAAGTCGTTTTCGCTGATATCCTTCTGCGACCCCATAAGCACCCGGTCGGCGTCGATGCTTTCAACGCTCAGTGCAGCGCCGGTGCCCACGTTGCCGTGCGTCGCGTCAAACAGCGGGTTTGTGTCGGCCATCGTCGGGCCAAGCCCGGAGTTTTCAGCCAGCAGGGCATACACCGCAGACTCAATGGTGCGGCGACCAGCACGGCCAACATCACTGGCAAGGTTCATAAACCCGCCGATGTCGTCGTTGATCAGCATCTGATACGTGACACCGATGATCAGGCCGCGATCCGCCGCCGTGATCGTTGACTTCTCACCATCAGGGATGGCGACGTTCTCGTACTCGCCCGCTTCGTTGACAGTCAGATAATTGCCAATCGTGCCGGTTCGATAACGGTTGTGCGCACGGAAGTCGCTGACCGACCCAGTGCGGCAGAAGCGACTCCAGGTATCGCCGGCGGCGCGGTAGGAATCCAGCATCGTCTTGTGCATGGCGTTCTCGAGCAGGACCGGGAAGTCACTGGTCGTTTGCGTCAATGCCGCCTGGGCGATCTGCTGTGAGTTCATCGCGCTGAAGTCGATGTTGGCTCGACTCAGAGAGGCTTTTGCAATTTCCATCAGGTGGAAGTTGTGGAACCCTGACTGCTTCGCGACTGCCCGGGTGTCGGCGTCTGCTTTTCCCGAGCGCGCGAGGATCGCGGCGACAATTCCGGCCCGATACTTTTCGCGCTCCGGGTTTTCGCGGATCACTACGTGGCCAGCTACCGGCTCGCCTTCCTTACCGAGCAGCGCCAGAAGCTTCGTGTTGACCGCCTCAGCAGAAACGCCACGATCACCGATGCTGGCGTCCATCAGATCCTTCACACCTGTGGAGGCCAGGAACGGAGTGCAGCTGGCGGTGATCGAATTCCGGCGATCTTCCTCACGCTTCAGCGCGGCCTCGATCTGCGCGGTCGCGTCAGGGGCGGGTGCCGTAGTATTGGCAGCAGCGGGCGGCGCCTGCTCTTTCAGCAGTGCATCCAGCTTGGCGCCAGCGGCTTCCGGAGTGCATTTTTCGTCGTCCAGGCAAGACTGCAGAAGCGCGTCGACGCCGGGCTTTCCTGCATGCGCCTTGAAGGCAGCACGGATCTTTTCGATACGATTCATAGTTGAATCCTCTTGCTGTGGCGCCTTACCGGCGGCCTTGATGAATTGATTAACGGACTGAGGAAGACCCTCAAACCGGTTGAGAGAGTTGGCCGGTACTCGAAGGCTGGCCGCGATCGGCATCGCCTCCTGGATCATGTCCACGAAGCCTTCGGCCTGAGCCTGCGCCGCGGTGAAGTAGTGATCCTTGCCGTCTGTCAGCAGGGCCATCACTTCGTCTTTCGTCTTGCCGGTCTTGCTCGCGTAGCTCGAGGACATTGCCTCAGCCCAGCGGTCCAGCGTGTCCGCCATATCCCGCATGTCCTGCGAGTTGCCCATGGAAATCGACCAGGGCGCATGAATCATCAGCACGGCGTTGTCGGCCATGATGCTGTCGGCGGACATTGCAATCAGGCTGGCAATCGACATGGCCATGCCGTCAATGTGGATGGTTACCTGGCTCGGGTGCCGCTTGATGGCGTTGTAAATAGCAAGCCCGTCCGGCACCGATCCGCCGACGCTGTTGATCCGAATGTCGATGGCCTCGTTCTTCAGGCCGTTAAGCTGCTGCACGAAATCAGCGGCGCTGGTCGTTTCTTCGTACCAGCTTTCACCGATGTCACCGTAAATGTAAATCTCTGCAGCGGCCTTGATGTCGGCCTTTGCTTTGATGTGAAACCAGGGCATAGGAACTCCTCGTCAGTCTGCAGGATTGCAGATAGACCGTTGTTTTTGCAGGGGAAAACGGGAATGTTTCAGGCGTGAATGGCGCGATACACCGTCGAGGACGTGACGCCGTGACGACGGCATACTTCTTTCAAATTGCGGCCATTGAATTCCTCACGGATTGCCGCATGGCGCTCTGCTGGCGAGAGCTCGCGGAACTTGCACGGCCAGTAATAGCGGTCACCGGCGTGGCCGTGCTCAGCGCCCCAGGCGATGACGTTGGCGGCCAACTCGCGAGCCTGCTCATCAGGCATGCCGGCACCCATGCGCAGTCCTTGCGCCAGCAGATCGCTGAGCGTCAAAGTCTCCCGCTCCAGCTGTCCTTCGCGACCCGGCTCTTGCGGCGCGGCTTCGGCGGCGGGCTCTGCCTTTCCCGTCGCTCGGTGCTGCTTTCCCGCTCGCTGTTTTCCGGCACTGGCTTTGCCCATACCGGCGGCTTGTCCCACTGGATTCTGTCGGCCCCGAGATGCAGGCACCCGGCTCGAATCATCGCGCATAGATCGATCGCCTCGTTCCGCTTCCGAATCTTTTTCCATGTACCATTCGCCTGCCGTATTTCTGCCTTCATTTCGTCCCAGAATGTCGCACCCAGCCAGCTTGGGAAGTGCAGCCTGGCGGCACCGGCATCCTCGCGCCGGCTCGCGTTGTGCACCGCGTCCTTCAGTAGATTCGGATTGCAAAGCAGCTGGGGCACCGCCTTTCTCGGACCGACGCGCGTCTGGCGTATCAGCGGAGCGCCAGCGGTAGATCCGCCCTTGTAGAGTCGCGCCCGGTGCTGAAGCCCTTGCCGCGCCAGCCGCATCCACCACTGGTATGCGTTCTCGGTAACACCCTGCTCTCCGCCGGAGTCCACCACCAGCATCTTCACGCGGAGCTCTTCGCCCTCAACGGTCGTGCGGTAGGTGGATCTGAGTATCTTGTCGTTGAGAACGTCCCAGTCCTCGGGGTAGCTGGCCGGGTCAATCGGGGGATTCCCCGCGCGGGCGCTGTCCTTGATCTCGTAGCGGTCGACCAGCCACTGCTCGAGGCGCGGACCAATGGCATGCACCTGGACGACAAAGCGTGCATTCTGACCGCCCTGCACGTCAGCGCTTGCAACCAGGAACCGGGCATCAGCTGGAACGACGTACCGTGGGAAGTCTTCCGCGAGCTCCGCGGCGTCCCGGGTCTTGCTGTCTTCACGCAGGGCCCGGGGAATGTAGGGCATGGCCTGATCAGTG